CTAATATACCTAAAGCCATACCTGTCCTTATTGATTATATATTTACCTGACGAAACGCCAAGTGTTATCAACACTGTTAATACAAGCAACCTCTTTAAAGTCTCTTTGCTTACTATTATAGTAGATCTGACTCATTATAACCCTACAATAACCACTTCCTTGCGGGTAAGTCATAACAATCTTGACAGCACCTTTGGCTCCTGTGTTGCCATTATACCATCTTGTCACTTCACCATTTTGTAGATTATTTAAAGCAAAAAATACTGCATTTTCCTGTTGCTTTCTATCATAATCATTCATCATATGACTACGCCATTTAAAGTAATTAAAAGCAACTGCTACCGTACTATTTGCAGGGTGATAATATTGAGATGTACTTGCACCTGTGCTATAACTGGTTTGATGAAACTGTTGACCAGTTGTGTTACAACCTGCTAGAAATCCTATACTAATTGTAAGGATGACTAACGATTTCCCAAGTGCCATCCATTTTTTGACATACATAGCCACGTTGGTATTGATCTTGTCCATTAAGGTTAATTTCATAAAAATACTCCCTACATTCTTTTGCCACACCACTGTATGCTAGAAAATGTTTGTTTTTAGGATTGTCAGTACATTTTACATCGACTCTGCTATTTGCCTTGTTGCCATTTTGAAGTGTATACTCACTATCAGTATGACAATACTGCGGTTCAAACTGAGCCATGACAGGTACCTTGTTCGAGGAGCAGGCACTCAAAGCCATGACTGCTCCAACTATAATTAAAGGATTAATTAGTTTGACTTGCTTTAGCATTCTTGGCCTCTGCAATAAGTTGATCAAAAACCTCTTTGTTCATTCTAAGTTTCACAAAGGTGTACATTTTACCCTGATACTTGAATGTTCCAGTTTCTTTAGCAATATGCTCTCTAATAGTTGTGTCTTTTACAACATAGCTAATTAAAGTTTTTGTTTTCTTTGTTTCTGCACCATTACTACCTGAAAACTCAAGTTGTGTATTAGAATTCACTTCACTGTTTATACGTTTAGCAAAATTGTTCATTGCTATCGCATACATCTGTTCTTCTGCGGCTTGTTGGAAAACACTTTCACCTGCACCACAGGCAAATACGTAATCCTGTTTCCACCAAAACCAACCCTTAGACCCTGTTTCTACACAGTTTGCATACCACTTAGGTTGTGCATAGTCTTCACGTTCGGCGATTGTTACCATTCCTGAACATGCCTGAAGCATACCTACGATAGTTACTAATGCGCCTAATTTAAAAATGCCTTTCATCAAAGCCTCCATTTCATAGTTGTTGTCAATGATATCTTCATTGTTTTTATACTATACAGTCTTAGATTTATTTTGTCAAGATTTTTTGGTAACTTCATTTGCCAAAATTTTTCTTATCTTTTTAATTTTGGAAATGATAAGTTTGGTGTAGTTAGGATTAGTGCTCCATTCACTCAAAAGAGGCACAAGAGCAAAGACATCATGATCTCCACTTTGCAATTGGTAATCTCTAACTGTTCGGAAGTCTTCGTAAACAGGAAGTCTGTTTATTATAGAAACCATGTCTTTCACAGATTGGCATTTAGTAATGTAGGTTTTTACTCCCCATTCTACATCAGGATTATCTTTTGGTTTTAGTTGTGCTTGATCTTTACTCCAAGTTCTAATACCAAACAAGTTATTTCCTTTTAGTGCAAATCTACTTGTACCATAACCTGTTTCCAATACTGCCATAGCAACAATTATTTCTCTTGGCACTCTTTGTTCTACAGGAGTGGTTAGATTGACATAGTCTATACATTTCGTTACGGCTTTTACGAACGAAACATTATCTGTGTAATTCATTTCAGGTTCAAAGAACCCATAGTTTTCCCATTCGGCTTGAACTTTATTTTGCACGTCTTTAGTTATTTTAGCTACCATCCATTTGTTAGGTTGGGTAGTGCCAAACATGAATGCACCACCTGTGGTGATGCACCATAGTAAAGTCAATACAATTATAGTTCTTATTTTATTGGGAATTTTTTTCCAAAGTTTTATGGCCATCTGTAAAATATATGTGTTCCTATTCTACCTACCAAATCTAATTGAGGTGCCCATTTTGGACTTACATAAGTTGCATGGTAGTGTGTTGCACTTTCAGTAACCCCTCTAAACTTAGATTCGTTAACTATTCTATAAGCGATCTCTTGTGCCTTTCTCCAAGCATCACCGTCTCTAACTTTATCGGCTTTGCCATCACAATACCAACTGAATTGGCATCTGTGTCTAATAGGATTAAACTTTCTTTGATCGTCAGGTAAATCTGCATGTTGCTTGGTTTTCCAACTTTCCCTAACAGGGCCTTGTAGAATTACTTCACAAATTGTATTTGGATAACGAGCATCATTTACTCTGTTAAGAACAACATCCGCCACGGCATATTGTCCAGCTATAGGTTCTGACTTGGCTTCGAAGTAAATATTCATTGCCAGGCAGTACAACTGCGGATGACTTGATTCTGTATATAACTCGCCTTCAACTGCATTCTGCAATGTAATTGCTCCTGCATAACTCATTGGTACAAAAGCTATCGCAAAAGTAACAAAAAAGACGAGGTTGAACAAAAACCTCATATAATATTTACAACGTTCTACAAAAAACTTAAACTCCAACATTAGTTTCTCCTCATTTTTGCTATTTCTGTTGCTTGTTTAGAACCAGTCTTATCGTCCTCATCTGCAAATACAGGAACCATATTAGACTTATGCATTGTAGCAATGCCTACAAGTCTACGTTTACCTGTGTATTGTAAAGACTCTTTCTTTGTACAAGGAGCAAATGAATGCTCAGAATTAAGACTAGGTACATCTGTTTCCGGACGTTGCCATACTGAGCTATCATGAGTGTAATTATTTTTTGTTGCAACTGGCTGTGTTCTAGGCTTGTGTTCGCCTCGAACGTATGCGATATATTGCTCTAAGTTCATTTGTAGATTAGGGGCACCAATCTTTTTCATGTACTTGTTATGCTTTCGCATATCTTCTTGATATTTGGAAATCTGTGCCAAGGTAAGTTTCTTCTTCTTGGGCTTTTTAGTGTTAAGGGTTGTGAGCCCTCTTTGTAAATGCATTGTCATTGCGCCTGTCTCCTGCCTAATTAATAATAACTAATAGTAACATAGACAGGCGCAAATGTCAAGTGTATTTGGTAAAATTAATTACGCGAATACTCTTCTTCTTGAAATTGTATATTCAAGAGCTGGTCTTCCAACTGTACCAGAAGTTACTGGCTTAGATTTAACGTTAAATCCAGCTTCTCTGATTTCAGAGATTCTAGCACCTGGTGATGCGATATCTAGCTTATCTTTTAAACCGTCAAGTGTAAAAGTTTTGCCAGTACCCCAGTAGTTTGCTAGGATTTGTTGGTTCTGTGAACCTACTCTAAAATACTTAGAGCCTACATTTTTTGATTTTGCCATTTTGTGGCCTCCTTTATTAATAAAAGAACCCAATAGAGCTCTTGTACTTGTTAATATTACATCTTTATTAAACATAATAAAAACAATATATTACAAAATGTAGTAAATGTCAACCGGTTTTGGTTAAGTTTCTAAACTAGTCCCTGGACTAGGTTTTGTATTTTGGAGAATTTTTTCAACATTCTCCTCAGGAACACACAGTATTCTATCCAATTTGTCATTTGGAAACTCTGAAATAAGTTTATACATAAGAGCTTGTTGATTCTCTTGTACGTAAGAAACACACTCATTTGCATTTTCAAATAATGGTTTGGTAAAAACGAAAATATCTTTACCACCGTCTGCTTGTAACATTGCCATCAACGCAACTATATAGAATTTCATTGTTGATATACCACTTTCTGGCCAAGCACTTCTGGTTGTGTAGCACCGGTTATTAATACTTCAGGATCAACTTTTACCATTGCACAGGACATATATTCTACACCCATATCTGTACCATATTTAATTTTACCATGATCCATCACACCATTCAAAAGTTTATCGCCATATTGATCGAAAAACATTGTACATTTTTCATAACTACTGAAGGTCAGTTGCCAACTATAAAGATTTTCTTTGACTTCTGGTGTAGCAGTATAGAAAAGTGTAGCTAATAATATAAAAGTTATACCATTCATAATTTTACTTTTCCTTCTTCTAAAAGTCTACTTCTATTATTTAAGTGAGCCTGTTCAACTTCGTCTTTGTTTTGGCCATGATATGCAACAGCATAGCCTTCGTTTATCATTATTGTGGTGACCATTGTTGTTGTAAGTGTATCATCGTCTGGTATAATAAAGTCTCCTAGTATCCTACCAAACTTTCCTTTTTTATCTTCTCCACTTTTATCTATCTGTGTTTTTAAAATTTGCATTGATCCTATTGGCATAAGTTCTTTAAGTCTTGCTTTACTTGCCAACCCAAACTTCTTTTCTACTTTATCCCTTGTTCTTGATTCTGGTGTATCTATGCCCATTATTCTTACACGTTCTTTATGCATCCAAACACCAAAACCCAAGTCTATGTCTACATCAACTGTATCTCCATCAACCACTCTTAAAATTTTTGCTTTATATTCGTACATGAGTATCTCCTTTTATTCATCCAAGTCTAATGCTTGATCGCCCCATTCTTCCATTATCCACTCTCCAAAGGCTGTTCCGAAGAGCCACATTAATGTAAGGATTATTATTCCTACACATATTATTAGTATCCATACTACAATTTTTATTGCTATATGCTTGTCTTCTGTCCAATGTGCTACTTTCTTTATTTTGTTTTTAACTCCGTTCAGCATATACTTGCCTACAACATATCGTGCCAACCTCATAACAATTAAGATTGGCGATGCTAGAACATCAAATAGTATCAAAAACAGGTCAACAGTAGCATCTATAATATTATCTGCGTTAAACCATTTACGTAGTTTTTCACGCATCAGACACTACTCAGCATCAAACATACTCATTAGTTCTGGACCAAACACACTGGCGGCCCATCCTAAAGCACAAATAGTCACAACTCCTAGTACTAACCATTTCATTTTAAAATCATCTACTGTCATCTTCAGTGCTATAAGTTCATTACCTAGCACTCGTACAGCCACTTCTAGCTTACCTTGATCATCTGGTCTATCTGGCATTACCCTCTCCCTTGTGCTACATATGGTTTATAACTTCTTCGCTTATGCTTGTTCATAGAACTTGTCTTTATCATAGAACGTCTTCCGCCTATGCTTGTTTTCTTTCTGACAGGTTCGTGAATTGCTGTTGATCCGAACTTTACCTTTGCCATTTCGCTCTCCTATTATATACGTATATTTATCGTAATATACTAAATACAGCCAAAAGGAAATTTATGTCAAAGAATAGAATATTTAAATTCACAGATGGTGATGAAATAAAAGAAGTCACAGCACTTGGTTGGAGAAGAGCAGTAAAGAGCTTTCAGAGTAGTGCCAAAGCCACTGAAACTGTAGTAAGTTGGATAGGCAAGAAGGGCAAGGAAATGACCAAATCTATCAGATTGCCATTAGGACGTAAGAAAAAGTTAGGAAGATAATGAGCTTGGGACTAAGAAAGTTTATTGTAAGGTTAAGAATGTGGTATGCTGATGTCCGTGGTCATCACGGTAAGCGTTGGAATTACGAGCCTTCTGAACATTACATGGGTATGGGTAAGAAAAGATCAAGATAGTCTATTGCGGACTGTTTCGATGAACAGATGAACATGTTCTTCTGGAGTAGTCTTATCTATGCCATGTCCCAATCCACAAACCCAGCCAGTAGTATCGTGTCTTCTAATGTCATCGCAATATCTTTCGATTTCATACATAAACTTGTGTTTAGATAAAAGCATTTTTTGTTCGTCAAAGTTTCCTTGAACAAATCCTTTATCAAAACTTTGCAATGCATCTTTTATTTCTAGTTTGCTGTCAATACCTATGCCACCCCAGTCTCCTTCAACAACTTTGTTAATGCACTTTCTGGGAAGGTTTTTGCTGTAATAAGCAGTTTGTGGCATAGCCATATCCATTAACAAAGGAGAATATTGTGTGTTGAAAAACTTCGTTGACATGTTTTGCAATCCGCTATCAAAAATCATTACCTTCTCTGCCCCTGCATTTATTTGCATTTCTACGTTTTTAATTAGTAGTGGGATCAAAGTTTCTTTCATGTATTTTAATTTAAATTTAATAGTTGCCTTTGGATCACAGGCATAGTTCATTAACGTCCAAGGCCCACCAACAAACCCAATAAGGCTTTTATGTTTTGGTAACATTGCCCTAGTGGTAAGCAAAGCATCTCTTTGAAAGGACATGAAAGAAATAGCTTTATCTATATCATTGTGTTCTCGAACATTTTTCTCTGTAATCAGATGCCCAAACTTTGGTCCAGGACTAAATTTTAATGGCAGTCCTAATCCTTCCAAAGGCCAAAGGATGTCGGAAAACAAAATAGCAACATCATAATCAAACTCCTGGATAGGACCTAGTGCTACTTCTCCAGCCAGCTCTGGCTCTTTACATAGTTGTTCAAATGTATATTTTGTTTTTAGATCTCTGTAATGAGAATGGTATCTGCCTGCTTGACGCATAAACCATATAGGAGGGACCGATTGGGATACACGTTTACAGGCATTGATAAATTTTTTGTTCACGATATGTAATTACCTAGTTCCCTTCCCAAACTTATATAGTCTTTTTTCTTTCCTACAAGTTCGTGTTGTTTATTAGTATTATAATTTATCGCTTTTAAAATAATACAGTCTCCAACTAGGCTTGATATAACTCCAACAGCAGTGTGGCAATCTCCACCAATTGTCTTAAGCATTTCTCTTTCAGCCATTACAGAATAGTAAGTAGGCATGTGGGATATACCTTTGATAATATTAGGATACTCCATATCTTTCCTTGTTTGAATAGCTATTGCTCCTTGACCAACACAAGGTAACATCTTATCAAAAGGGAAGATTTTTGTAATCCTATCCTGTAATCCTAATGCTTCTAATCCTGCCACAGCAAGAATTATAGCATCATATTGTTCTAAATCTAATTTTGCTATCCTTGTATCTATATTTCCCCTAATAGGTTTAATATCAAAGGTAGCATTAAAATTGTTTTTCAATTGAGCAATGCGTCTTGGTGATCCAGTTCCTACTCGTGCATTAGGAAATAGAGTACCTACGAAACAATCTCTAGGGTCGTTACGTTCTAACACTGCACTTATTTCTAATCTGTCGTCCATTTCAGCAGGTAAATCCTTGAATGAATGGACAGCAATGTCTATTGTCTTCTCTAGTAAATGTTTTTCTATTTCAGAAACAAACACGCCCTTACCGCCAATTTCCTGAATTGATGTGTTTGTTTTAATATCACCTTCAGTGACTATAGGAACTATTTCTACATCAGGAAAAGGAAGTGCATCTATAACCTTTTGTGCATAAGCCATTGCAAGTTTGCTTCTTCTAACACCTAACTTCATATACACTCCATAAAGAAGCAACTTTTCTGTTGCTAGGTAAGTTGCCAACCCCGAGTAATTACGCCGCTAGGGCGAAATCCTCATTTGCAACGTAGTCTTTTGCACGACTAAAGTCAACAAAAGTTACGTTATCTAATGCATTAAAGTTTGCATTTATAAGGTTTGTTCGCGTTAACCGAGCTTACATCCGGACAACTCCACAAAATCTATTAACTGCCAGTCGATCCTAGTTCAGGCCCATCATAAACACTTGCCTACCTTATTCTCATCAACAAGTGTTTATGGTGGACCTGCGGGGTACCGCCCCCCGGTCCTGCTCAGCGTTTGAATTGCTTCAACGTTGCAGTATTATTTATAGCAAATATATTATGATTTGTCAAGAAAAGATTTGTATGCTTGTTCGAAACCTTCTTCTTTTGTATAGGCTTCTTCGTTGTGCCACAGGCGTTTGAAGTATCCATCATATGAACTTCTAATTGTTTCTTCTGAAGTGTTTAAGTGTCCCTTCACCATCCAAAAAAGTCTACATGCTTCTTTGAGAGACACCTTTGTCATTGTAGGAAAGCCAAGTACGTATAGAGTAGGTAGCAACTGTAATGTGCTATTTGATCTACTCCTTGAACAATCCAAAACTTTTTACCATTAACTCTTATTTTTTTATATCTTACATATTTTGTTTTACAATAATCAATTACAAAGTGTAAGACGTAATCTAACAATCCTATAAACATTGCATACCAAGGATTGATAAAGATTAATAATACAACGGCTGTAAGCACTCCGTGATCTAATGCATGTACATAGCCTTTTGCAGTTTTCAAATCCGCTTTGTCGCCTGTTGTAAGACGACTTTGTAACACTAGGTCAGCTAAAGCATGTTTAACGACGAGTGAAAAGAGAACGTAAGCGGTCATCACGGTTTTGTATTTCCTCTTTCTTTTTTTCTTTTTCTTGTATTTCGGGATACAATATAGAATGTTTGTGTTTGAAGGTTAAGATTCTGCTCTTTAAGTCTGCTACTTTATCTTCAGACGATAGTTGTGCAAAAACTGTATCCTTCATACATGTATTTATTTTTCTGGAGTGTGTACTATTAAGATATCGGTTGCAACTGGTTTGCCGTTATGATCGCTGAGTTCATATTCCACAATCATACCTTCTACAACTTTCTTTATACCGGCTTTACGAAATTCTGATACATGAACAAAAATATCTTTTTGTCCTTCGTCACGAGAAATAAAGCCGTAGCCTTTCACGTGGTTGTACCATTTAAGTTTTCCTTGCTGTGCCATATTTTTTTAGCCCTTCTTATATTGTAAAGGCGTGACATTGGCGCCACGCCTCAACATAATATTTATTACATATTGTTCTTTTTTTCTTGGATCTCAGCTCTGCGAGCTTTTGCCAATTTACCCATTTCGCCTAAAGCCTTTCTTGCTCTAGCCGCCGCGGCTTTTACACCTTTAGTATCAAAAGACTCAGCTTCCGCCAAGTAAGCTTCGTACTGTGCCTTAATTTGCTCATGTATATCTGACATATCTATCTCCTTTAGTTGACTACTTTGAGTCCTGTCGTTGATTCTATATATTGTTTTGCAGTGGTTTCATTTGTTTTAGCAATGAACACTACATTTCTCAAGTTAATGGTCATTTCGGTATCCATACTAACCGTTAGGGAAAATGGCACCATGCCAAGTCCTTTTTCAGTAAGTGTCAAAGCCATGGGCTTTTTAACCTTTATAGAATCTTCATCGTTAACTTTAATAACTCGTGCAACTACTTCCTCACCTGCTACGGTTTTGAAAGTGACAGTGTCGCCTTCTGTGTATGGTTTTTGTATTAACATATTAACCTACTGAATAACCTGTACCATTAAAGCCAGTGTCCTCTATATACTTGACAAGGGCTTCATAGCCTCCTATATAAGTATCACCTATAAAAATTTGAGGCGCCGTTCTTGGCTGTGGTAAACCTTTTTGCTCAAAAATTCCAAATAATTCTTGAGGTTGAATGTCTGTTCCTATGTTTTTGGTTGTGTATGGAACTTTCATTTTTTCAAATTGTGCTTTTGCTTTTACACAACTAGGACAATTTGGTTTGCTGTAAATTATTACAGACTCTTCTGACATCATAATTTGAACCCTTTCAATACGTCTTCGTCTACATCTTGTTTGATTCCACCAATAATATAGCTTTCGACTTCAGTCTCTTGAGGTGCAACTTGAAGTCCTGCACTAGATAACCAGTGTTGTGTCCAAGGCAACGGATTTGTATTAAGTGGGCGATCATAAATTGGTTTGTATCCAAGAGCCTTTAATCTCTTGTTAGCAATAAACTCAACATAATGATGAAGCAGTTCTTCATTCAAACCAATAATAGCACCATCCTTAAACAAATAGTTTGCCCAGGCTTTTTCTTCATCAACACAGGTACGCCACATGTCATATACTTCTTCTTCACATTCAGTAGCAATCTTTTTCATGTCTTTATCGTCTAAACCTTTGATCCAGTTCTTAAGTACATGAGTTGATAAATTCAAATGTGTTGCTTCATCCCTTGCAACAAGCGATACAATTTTAGCTGAGCCTTCCATATTTTTGGACTCTGCAAAAGAAAATGTACATGCAAATGAAACGTAAAAACGTAGACCTTCTAATATATTTACATTCATCATTGCTAAGAACAGTTTCTTTTTGACATCGTAAAGTGTTCCTTGTTTTCTTTGGAACCAATCGTCAGCCGCCAAAGTAAATGAATCATAGTTTTTGGTAACTGACTTCGCTCTTTTCAAAATTTCTTTATCATCTAAGATTGTATCAAAGACTTCGCTAGGATCAGGGTATACGTTTTTAATAATATGTGTGTATGAACGTGAATGAATTGTTTCAAAGAAATCCCATGTAACAATACAACCTTCAAGTTCTGGCAAAGATACATATGGTAGAAATGCTAGGCTGGGCCCACGTCCTTGTACACTGTCTAATAGAGTTTGATATTTTAGATTTGCTGTAAAGATATGTTTTTGTTCTGGTCTAAAGTTTGCAAAATCTGATCTGTCTTTTTGTAAACTTACTTCTTCAGGTCGCCAAAAGTATCCAAGCATAGTTTGATTTAGCTTGTCAAATTCAGGGAACTTGAAAACATCATATCTCTGTGTATTTTGATCCGGACCAAAGAACATAGTGCTCTTTGTGAAATCTACTTTATCTTTATTAAAAACTGTCTTTGCCATTTTATTTTCCTCTTTTATATAGCACAGGATTCACAATACTCTTCGTATTCTTCATCTGTTCCTTTGAAATCCTCTCTTTCAACAGGATTCTCTTTAATATTATCATGCCACCCCATAGAATGTTGTGGTTCCTCTACACTACCATCTGACTTGTAATCGTATGTGTTTTGATAATACGATGTTTTCCAACCATACTTGTAAGTATTAAGTAGGTCTTTAAGCATTACACTCATAGGCACTTCGTTGTTATCAAAGTGCGTAGGGTTATAACTCCAGTTACCGGAAATCGCTTGATCAAAAAACTTTTGCATCACAGCCACTATATTTATGTAACCGTCGTTGTTTGGCATGTCCCAAAGCAACGTATAATATTTTTGTAGTGATTGATATTGTGGTACAATCTGTTTTAAAGGTCCTTTCTTAGACTTTTTAACAGACAAAAATCCTCTTGGAGGTTCAATACCATTTGTTGCATTACTTACAATTGAAGAACTTTCACTTGGCATTTGTGCAGATAAAGTGCTATGCCTTAGTCCGTGAGCTTTAACTTCATCACGTAGTGCTTCCCAATCGTACTGTAACTTAATATTACAGATCTCATCAACTTCTTTTTTGTAGGTGTCTATTGGCAAAATGCCATCTGCATATTTTGTTCTATGAAAGTTATCACACGCACCTTTTTCTTTTGCTAGATTTACAGAAGCTTTCAGCAAATAATATTGAAATGCTTCAGTAAGTCTATGTACCAATGTAAGTGCTTTTTTGTCACCATACTTGACTTGGTTCTTTGCAAGATAGTGTGCTAATCCAATGTAACCTACACCTAAACTTCTTCTAGCTTTAGTTGATAACTCTGCCGCTCTTACTGGATATTTCTGATAATCTATGATTTCATCTAAAGCTCTTACAGCCAAATCACAAAGTTCTTCCATGTCATCTAAGTCTTTGAGTATTCCAACATTGATTGCTGAAAGTATGCACAATGCAATCTCACCTTCTTTGTCATCAATATGTTGTAAAGGTTTAGTTGGAAGTGTTATCTCTTGACACAGATTGCTCATGTACACAGTATCTTTGAAAGAACTATGTGTATTGGCATGATCAACATTCATAATATAAATGCGTCCAGTCTCTGCACGTTCTTTGATAAGAGCAGAAAATAATTGCATTGCAGATAAAGTCTTTTTCTTTATCTTAGAATCCTTTTCATATTTCTCATAAAGCTCTTTAAACTTATCTTGATCACTAAAAAATGCTTCATATAGTCCTGGCACATCTTTTGGCGAGAAAAGAGTTATTTCACCTTGTGATAATAATCTTTCGTACATAGTTTTATTGAGCTGAATAGAATAATCTAGCTTACGTACACGGTTGTCTTCAGTACCTTTGTTATTTTTCAACACTAGGATATCTTCAATCTCTTGATGCCAAAATGGAAAATGAACAGTAGCTGAACCACCACGTACACCATTTTGTGTACAACATCTTACGGTTGCTTCGAACTTTTTAAGGAACGGAATGACTCCTGTGTGTGCTACTTCTCCACCTCTGATCTTTGAGTTGATGCCTCTGATACGTCCTGAGTTGATTCCAATGCCTGCTCTCTGTGCCGTGTATCTACCAATCGACATATCACTTGCGAAGATACTATCAAGGGTATCGTCACTGTCAACAAGGACACACGA